TTTTGATCCCGCACCAGGGATGACCAAGCAAAGCGCACCGCAGGTGCGTTCAATTGCTTTTGGCAGTGGTTACAGCCAGCGTGCAACGTTTGGCATCAACCAAGATCCCAAGATCTATAACCTGACCTTTCGGGTTTCTGAAACGGAGGCTGACACCATCGAAACATTCCTAGATGCTCGCGGTGGGGTTCAAAGTTTTGACTACACACCACCAGGGGAAGCAGCCAGCAGCAAGTTTCTTTGCCAGCAGTGGACAAAGACAATTTCTTTTGTTGATCGAGCTGAGATTAACGCTACTTTCGTTCAAGTATTTGAGGTTTAATGGCTTATCCCTACGCCTTGCATAAGTGGGAAGCTGAGAAGGCTTACGCAATCGGCGATGTTGTTCGCGCTGACCCTGCAAAAGACAATACGCTTGCTTTTAAGTGCGTCGTTGCTGGAACGACAGATACTCTTGACACTTACGCCACATTCCCTAATCAAGAGCCGTCGTTTCCGTTCAAGATTACGCAAGAACTGGTTGATGGGACATGCACTTGGCAGGCGTTTGAACCGTTAGCTGAAGAGCTGCTTCGCCTTGCACCAACAGCAGTTATTGATTTGTTTGAGGTTTATCTGACGCCAAAAATTAACGATGGACCTGAAATCACTTTGTATTACCACGCAGGCAAGAACGGCTTAACAGAAGACATTAAGTTTGGTGGTCAAACCTATCCAGCCGTACCGGTTGAAATTGATGGGTTTGAATTTTCAGGGAGGGGAACACTGCCCCGCCCCACGCTTAAGGTTGCAAACGTAAATAATGCAATCACGACTTTAATGCTGACGTATAACCCTTTAGGGGCAAAGGTTCAAAGGATTCGTACATTCGCCAAGTTTATTGATACGACTAACTTTAATCAGCAAGTACCTTTTGCAGTTGAGTCAGATGTTGCCGACGCTTTAATAACAGAAACTGGCGATTCCTTGATCATGCAAACCTTCAATGACACAGCGGACGAAAACGCTAAGATCGTTGAAACTTGGTATATCGATCGAGTTTCAGGCGAGAACCAACAATTTGTTGAATTTGAGCTTGCGCCAAAGATTGATTTGGTCAATATAAGTTTGCCACGCAGAACTATTGAAGAATTTTGCCCTTGGAAGTACAGAGGGACAGAGTGTGGATATGAAGGTGATGAGTGCTTTACGGTTAACGATTCTAGGATTGCTGCTGCTAATAAAATTGTTGACGCTGATGGAAATGTGACTAACGATATTTGCGGAAAAAAGTTATCAAGTTGTAAAAAAAGGTTTGGTAACAATGTCGATTTGCCTTATGGCGGGTTCTATGGAGCAAGACTTCAGGCTTAATGCTGTAAAGCACGCCAAGGCTGTTTGCCCCAACGAAGCGTGTGGCCTAGTTGTTAATGGCCGTTATTTCCCTTGTCGAAATATTGCGCTAAACCCAGCTACAGATTTCGCAATTAATCCTGTTGACTATGCCCGTGCGATGTTTGCTGGCACGATTGAAGCCGTAGTTCATTCGCACCCACAAGGCACACCAGTCAGTGAGCATGATCGAAAAGCCTGTACGCAGACCAAGATTCCTTGGTACGTTTACTCCGTGCCAGATGATCAATGGTTAACTATCAAGCCTTGCTAGGCCGTCAGTGGGATTATGGAAAAACTGACTGCTACTCCCTGCTTCGTGGGTACTACGGGCTGCTTGGAATTGACCTGCCAGATTTTCCGCGTCCTGAGTCGTTGGAGCGTACAGACAGCATATTTTTCAAGCACGCAAAAGCTATTGGCTTCAAGCCGGTGCTTTTTGACGAACGGTGCGAGCATGACGTTCTGATCATGAGGCTTGGCACAAAAAATCCAATGCACGCGGCCATCTATGTGGGAGGGGACAAAATCTTGCACCAGCGTATGAACAGCTTGAGTGCTTTAGAGCCTTTAAGCCGTTACTATAGGAAAAGCGTTGCGGCAGTTTTTCGCCATGCAGCTAGTTCTGTTGGCGGGTGAACTGGGCGAGAAGTACGGCCAGAAGCACGAGTATTACAACCTTCAAACACCTGCTGATGCAATCAAGCTGCTTTGCATCAACTATCCAGCGTTGAAGAATGAGCTAGTTCAAGCGCACCAAAACGGCGTTGGGTACAAGGTGATCCAGGGTGGTGCGGCAATGAATTATGACGAGTTGCAATTGCCGTTTGGCAGTAAGCCATTGCTGGTGGTGCCAGTAATTACAGGTTCTGGCGGAGGCTCTACAACACAAATTTTGCTTGGTGTGGGCTTAGTTGCGGCTTCGTTTTTGCTACCTGGCGCGGGGTTGTTTGGAACAACAGGTTTAATTACTGGGGCAACAACTGGTACGTTTTCTGGGCTAGCAGCAACTGCGGGCCTTGCTGGAACGCTTACAACTGTTGGCACAGCATTAAGCGCAGTTGGCGCCAGCATGATTCTTGGCGGTGTAGCAAACTTAATTTCGCCCCAACCAGAACTGCCAAAGGCAAATCGAATTAGAGGCGAAGGTACAAATGTTCGTGGCAATGGACCTGATGGCATTACAAGAGGTGCCTCCGGCAATCAGTCTTATGCCTTTACCGGACCTGCTAATACGGTTGGAACGGGAACTACTCTTCCCGTTATCTACGGGCGTGTAATAGCTGGCAGCCATTTGATAGCAGCAAATTTAGATGTGACTGACAACTCCGACCCATTGCAGACAGCAACGCAGACTCCAGGGGTAAATACAATTAAAATCAATGGTGAAAGATTAACTAGAGCGTTAAAAGATTGCGGTGGTATAGAAAGTGAAAGAGGCGACCTTTCCTTAAGAAGTTCAGACACAAATCGGGATAAGAGAGTTTTTATTGGTAAAGTTTTCGGCCCAAACAAAGATCAGCCGCTTGAAGCAGAGGCTGAGCTAGCTAACAACAGTGCTCTTAAGTACAAAACAAACGGAAACAAGCGAAAAAATATTGATGTCGTTTTAAAAATTGCAAAAGGTTTAGCTGACTTTGTTGCTGGAGACGGAAGCACTAAAATTGATGGGTTTATTACTTACCAAATTACGTTGACAATTACAACAGGTGGCGCTGATATTGATGTAGCATCAGCTCGTATAACAGTGCAAGGCTTGACGGAGGCAAACCAAGACGTTGTATATGGGCACAGGTTTGAAGCTCCAAAGGTTGAAAAACGTGGCGGGGAGGATTTGGACGTAAAAGTAGAGATTATTGAAGTTGGCGTTCGCCAAAGGACCACATTTGAATTAGTAGGCTACGGCTACCAGTTACTTGACGCCTCTTGACACCTAATGGCTCTCAACTCCAAGACCAATCTCAAGATTATCGACGCGATCTGCGAAGGCCCTATTGATGGGCTTGCAGCAAAAAATAAAAGCGTTTTGCTTAACGAAACGTTTGTAACGCGCAAGCAGCTTAGCGAAAGACAAAATAATCCACCTTTAGTAAGCTATACATCAAGAGACGGAGCAGCTAATCAGCCTGGCTTTGATGAAACTTCGCTTTTAAGCGATGTCACAACAACCATAATTCCAGTCAACGAAGAGGTTGGCAAAAGCTATAGCGAAAAAGTTGATGATAAAAACCGCGTTGTATCTCGGGACTACGGCAAAGGAACTGTTATCAGAGCTGTCACCGATACCGAGGCTACTTTTGTCCAACTTGTTTTTAACGTTCCAAAACTTTTTTGTGTTGCACCAGAAGGTTTGGCGCGGGGGCAACTGTTCTTTGCACAAATTAGGCTGCAAGTTTCCATCCAAGACAAAGACGGCACCTATAACAATTTCCCTGTATTAGTAGAAAGTCAAAATGAAATTGATGTCATTAAGGGAATTTCAACTTCTCAGTATCAATTCAAGACTGCCCCAATTTCTCTAAGAAACTACAAAGGCGAAAGAAAAGCTCCGTATAACATAAGAGTTAGAAAGCGTAAGTTTGACAATCCTGAAGACGCCTTTGAGATTTCTTTTAAAGATCTTGAAGATTTGCCAGAGAAGACGCCACTTGCGAATAAGCGTGCAGATAGTCTTATCTGGAGCAGCATTATTGTTGGCAAACGCATAAGAACAACTTACCCAAATACAGCACTGGTAAGTCTTAGCATTGATTCAGAGGAGTACAACACGCTCCCTGCTAGAGCGTATGACATAAGAGGATTAAAAGTTAAAATTCCTTCAAACGCTACTGTTAATAGAACAAGTGATCGGCTTGATGGCAGCTTAGAGTTTGACGACAAGCCATTTGATGGCAGCTTGAAGAAAGGCAAAGAGTGGACAACTTGCCCAGTCTGTTGTTTTTACAACTTGTTGACCAATAAAAGGTATGGAGCAGGTGATTTTATTGCTCCTAAAAATTTAAACTGGGTTGATTTGATCGAGTTAGCTAAATACTGCAACGAAAAGGTCCAAACACCCGAAGGGCCTGAAGCCCGTTTTGCAATTAATACAGTGCTTGGTTCGCAGGCAAGTGCTTATGAAGTCTTGCAGGACATGGCGAGTGTTTTCCGTGGAATGCTTTTCTGGAAAGCAGACAACGTACAGATTACTGCTGACCACGGAAATCTTGGTGGCAAAAACGCAAGCCCCCTTGCAGCAATCCATGTCTTTAGCAATTCAAACGTTGTCAATGGAGCGTTTGTTTACAACGGTTCATCGCTTAAAACTCGCAGCACAAGAGTTCGCGTCCGCTATAACGACCCAGACAATTTCTTTAAGCCTAATTTTATTGTTATTGAAGACAGAGCCTTAATCGAAAAGTATGAAGTACAAGAAAAATCTATCGTTGCATTTGGCTGCAGCTCAAAGTACCAGGCGCAACGCATGGGGCGTTGGGTTCTTCAGTCTGAAAAGCTGCACGATGACACGGTTACGTTCTCAGTTGGTCTTGAAGGATTAAATGTATTGCCCGGTCAAATTTTTGAAGTATCAGACGAGATGCGTCTTGGCACTCGATTGGCTGGTCGAATTGTTGGTGCGCGTGTAGACCTTGTTGATTTAGACCAGCCTGCGGTTTTGCCGACTGGAACGAATAACAAGCTAAGCGTTGTGATGAAGGATGGCACGGTAGAGGTTGCGCCAATTGCAAGTGTTAGCGGAACAAGGGTGACGCTTAGTTCTAATTTCACTCAAGTCCCACCTGACAATGCGCTTTACGCAATCAAAAATGACTCTGCGGTCTTGCGTAAATATCGTTGCTTAGCTGTTGCAGAAGGGGAAGGCGGTGTTTATAGCGTTGTTGGAGTACGACACGTTGATGGGCTTTACACAGTCGTTGAAGACGACAGTGCTCTCTTGGATTTGCCAGATCCATTCTTATATGGGGCAAGACCTGCCCCACCACAGGACTTAAGAATTACGTTCCAGCAAGTTGATGATGGACGTAATACAACAAACCGGGCAACAATTTCTTGGACTAGGGGACTTGTTGGTTCTGTCTCTGAATTTAGGGTGCAGTGGAAAGTTGGTGAAGCCAATAACTGGAACGAAGTTTTCACTCGCAACACATTTTTAGACGTCAATTCAAACTTGCAGCCAGGAAAACGTTTATATGCCCAAGTAAAAGCTGTTGGCCCTGAGCCTGACAAGCATCAATCTGATTGGGCAAAAGTTAATCGTGAGATCGCTGTTGGTGGTACGTCTGACGGCAGCAATGATTTTCCAATAATTATTTTGCCTCCTGACGCAGAAGAAGTAACAATTGAAGCTTTTGGTGTTGATCAAGTCATCTTGCGTTGGTCGCCAACGGCAAACGGGCAAAAGGTTGAAAGTTTTGTTGCTGTTATTAGGCATACAGGTAAAACAGACGGTACTGGCACCTGGCCTAACAGCACTCTTTTGAGAAAAGTTGAGGCTCGAACAACATCTGTGGTGTTGCCGTTACTTAATGGTGAATATCTGCTCAAGTTTGAAAATGAACAGAAGCAACGCAGTGCAAATGCTGTTAGTGCGTTAATTAACATTCCTGACAACATTCCTAGGTTGAACTATGAAGTTATACGGGAAGACACTCCTTCAGAGTTCCCTGGCGACAAGTTCCAAACTTTTTATAGCGATGCGTATGACGGTTTAATTTTATCTCATGACGGTTCGTTTGACGACATTCCTGATCTTGACGCTTTTGCTGCAAATATTGACTCATTAAAAGGAGATCAATTCTTAAACGGCGAATATTTCTTTCAAAACATAGTTGATCTTGGCGCTAAGTTTAGTCTGCGTATGCAACGTGTACTTACGGCTCGTGGCCTTTACACCAGTGATTTAATTGATGATCGTTTGGCCTTGATTGATACTTGGTCTGACTTTGACGGGGAAATCCCTGACGACACAAACGTTGAGGTTTACTTTAGAAAATCAGATCTTACGGCTACTGACTCAGATATTGTTGCTGAGGATGGCAGCAAGATCCGGCAAGAAGGAACTACTGTTACCTATGCCGTAACTGTTGTTGCTTCGGGTGGAGCGAATAAGTACCGCATTAACGGATCAAGCACTGACAACGAAACGCTGAGTTTGACTGAAGGCAATATTTATGTGTTTGACCAATCTAATAACAGCAATAATGGTCACCCATTGCGGATTAGTACAACAAGCGATGGAACACATAACAGTGGCGCTGCATACACCGTAGGGGTAACAGTTGTTGGGACGCCTGGATCGGCGGGCGCTTATACAGAAATAAATCTGGCAGAAGGCGCGGCAACTCTGTATTACTACTGCACAGCCCATTCAGGCATGGGCGGCCAGTTAAATACAGCTGCTGGCACGTATTCAGATTTGCAGCAAGAATCAGACCTTGTGTTTGACGATTGGATTCCGCTTGAAAACAACGTTTATGTTGGTCGATCGTTCCAATTCAAAGCTGTTTTAACTGCAGACCATATTGACCAGACGCCAATCGTTGATCAGCTCGGTGCAATACTGCAATTTGAGCGCCGCACTGAAAACGGCACAACAATTGCATCTGGTACGGCAGGAAGTGGTAAGGCGGTTACTTTTGCCAATGCGTTCTACACCGATGGCAACACAAAAGTAGCTGTTGGCATTACAGCGTTTGATCTTGCATCCGGTGACTACTACGTGATGTCAGAACCAACTGGCACTGGGTTTACTGTCACGTTTAAGAACGGCAGCTCTGTCATCAATAGGAATTTTCAGTACACTGCAATAGGATATGGAACACAGCAGACTTAAAGCTTTGTTATGGCTCAGGCAGATGGTGTCGTCTCAAATGCCAGTGGTGCAGCCGTCAGGTCTGACCTGAATGCTCAGCTGCTGGCAATTATCACGAATAACAGCGGAGCAACAGCTCCATCGACAACTCGTGCGTATCAGTTTTGGGTAGACACTTCAGATGCAAATAATCCGTTATTAAAAATTCGGAACTCGAGTGATGACGCTTGGATAACGGTGCGCCCAGTAAATACCTCTGGCACTAATGTCGAAGCGGGCAGCATAACTGCACCGTCGTTGACGTTTGGCACGGATGGCCCTGATCACGGTTTTTACCGTTACGGCGCTGGCCAAGTTGCTTATGTAACGCAATTTAATGGGGCTGATTACCCACTTTTTGTTCTTGGCAAAGAAGCAGGTTCAGGGCCGGGCCTTTATTGGGGTGATGCAGTTACTAATGCTACTAACACAAGTAATAACCCCCAAGGAACAAGCACGTACGAAGGATTTGAGCTTCAAAAGAGAGGCCGGATTAATATGTCTTTTAATGGCGGACCTTGTGCAAGATTCAATCGAATTGGTACAGGTGGTCTTAGTGCACTTGGTTCTGTTGTTCAGTTTCACTCTGCTGGCCAACAAGCTGGACGTATTGGCATTCTTACCGCATCAACTGTCCAGCTAATTGACAGTTCTGATCGTCGGTTAAAAGATAATATTACTGATATGCCGGAGGCTAAGTCTCGAATCAATGAGATTCAGATGCACCGTTTCCGCATGATTAGGTCAGGTGACTACGAGGAAGGTTTTATTGCTCAAGAGCTGCAAACCGTAGTCCCCGAGGCAGTAATGGGCACGGAGTCTGATTTGGACGAAGATGGCAATATTGAATATATGGGAGTTGGCAAGGCTGAGTTAATACCGTTGCTGGTAAAAGGATTGCAAGAGGCTTATGCAGAAATTACTGCGCTGACTGCAAGAGTTGCAACTCTGGAGGCAGGCTAATGGCTGATCGCAAAATTACTCAATTAACGCAACTGCTTGCGCCAGCTGCAACTGACGATTTCGTTGTTGTTGACTCTTCTGTTGCGACCAGTGCTGAAAAGAACAAGAGATTGTCATTTGGTGTTTTGCACAAAGCTGTGCCAGATGGCAGCGTCACTGCACCCTCAATTAGTTTCCTGACTGACAGCAGTGCTTCAGGTTTTTATCGTGCAGCTGCCAATGAGATCGGAGTAACTGCTAATAGCAGTTTCATCGGTAAATTTACAGCAACAGGGCTTCAGCTAGGCACTGGAACGGGAGCAGCACAGTTGCATCTGTTTAGTACAGATACGACCGATCAGGTAATCATTGAGAACACTGATGCTGGTTTAGATACTGCACCAGATGTTGTGCTATATCGCAATTCAGCAACACCTGCTGTAAATGACAACTTAGGCAACCTTGAGTTTCGTGGCAGGAACGACAACAGTCAAAGCTTTGCTTACGCGCAAATTTTGGCGCAAATCACGGATGCTTCAGACGGCAGTGAAGACGGCATTCTGCAACTGATGTCTGCATCTGCTGGAACGACTGCTGCGCGGATCACACTTAAAAGCGACAAGGTTGGGATTAGCGAATCCAATCCGCAACACCCGCTCCACATAACAGAATCAGTTGCAAACACTGGTCTGTTTATCGAATCAGCAGAAGCTGTTGCCGTTAGTGCTGCTGACATAACGCTGTATCACCATCGTGGCAGTGCAGTTTCTGGCCAGGACAATGACGTTATTAGCAGCCTAATTTTTCAGAGTAATAACGACGCCAGTACGCCAGAGCAAATTGTTTTTGGCTCAATCGCTACTTCCATTGTCGATGCAAGCGACACAACAGAAGACGGCAAGATTGACCTAAAGGTACAAGCTGCTGGAACGTTGACCAGCATGGTTGCGATCACAGCGGCAAACGTGACGTTAGGTAGCCGTCCAGTGCTTCCAACTCACACTCCAGCGTCTGCAACTGCTGCTGGTACTGCTGGAGAAATTGCTTGGGACGCCAACTACATTTACGTTTGCACGGCGACCAATACCTGGAAACGGGTAGCGATCTCAACTTGGTCGTGACCCCTTTAACCGCTGGAGGTTGACTAAGCCATGAGCAACACAAAAATCTCAGATCTCACTGAACTGGTTTCAGTTCAAACCTCTGATGTTCTGCCGATTGTTGACACCCTTAATGACCAGACCAAAAAGGTCACGGTCGGCAATGTGGTTGCCACTGGCTTAAGCGCTGGAGCTATTACTACAGCAAAGATTGCAGACGATGCCGTTACGGCTGCAAAGCTTGCAAATACTTCTGTTACAGCCGGGTCTTACACGCTTTCCAGCGTTACGGTTGACGCTCAAGGTCGTATTACTGCTGCATCGTCTGGAACGTCAGCTGACACCGACAAGATTGTTGAAGGCAATACCGAAGCTGAAGTTGTTGACACTGGTTCGGATGGTCACTTCAAAGTTACGACTGAAGGCACTGAACGAGTCCGAGTTGGTCCTGCCGGTCAGGTTGGCATTGCTGGAGCGAATTACGGAACAAGCGGTCAGGTTTTAACCAGTGGTGGAGCGTCAGCTGCGATAGCTTGGGTGGACGCAAGTCAGACTGTGGTTATTGTGGACGGAGGGAACTTTGCCAACGGCAGTTCAATCGCCACAACCGCAACGGCTATTAACGGGGGCTCGTTCGACTAATGCCAACACCAGCAACTAGAACGCCTGTTCGGCTAGCCAGGGGCACCTACGCGAATTTAAATAGCAGCCTTTCTGATCTGCAAGAAGGTGAAGTTGTTTACGCAACAGATCAAGACAAGCTGTATGTAAAGGAAGGCGCTGCGCTTGTTAGCACTCAGTTGACTGGAGCGGCAACCTTAACTGCAGCACAGACCTATACGGCTGGTCAACGCGGTGAGATTACAACGTTGACCGATGCCGCCAGTATCAGCATTGATTTAGCAGCATCAAATAATTTTGCTGTGGTTTTGGCTGGCAACAGAACGCTTGCTAACCCAACCAACGTTGTTGCTGGACAAAGCGGATCAATTTTCATCAGTCAGGATGGTACGGGCAGTCGTACTTTGGCGTATGGATCGCAGTATGACTTTGCTGGTGGCACCGCACCAACGTTAAGTACAGCTGCTTCTGCTGTGGATCGGATAGACATGATTGTTCGTAGCTCAACTTCAATTCACTGTGTATTCACCGCTAATTACTCATGAGCGTCATTGGTTCTAATATTCTTGCTGGCGCTAGTGGTCAGGCCGGAGGTGGTGGCTACGAGATCGAACGTAGTCTTAGGTTTAACTCAGCAGATTCGGCGTATCTAAATCGCACCCCAAGTTCTGCAGGTAATCGCAAGACGTGGACTTGGTCAGGGTGGGTAAAAAGATCAAGCTTGACTACTGTTGATGACTTTTTTTCATGTGGTGTAAACATACATAATGGAGGGGCAGGTGGAGCGCACGCAAACGCCTATTTTTATGTGGATGGCACACTTCAAGTCTATGAATATTCTGGTGGATATGCTTATAATATCCGAACCACACCAACGTTTAATGATCCATCAGCTTGGTATCATATAGTTATTTCTTTCGACACAACAAATTCAACGTCAACAGATCGATTAAGAATATATGTTAACGGTGAAAGGATAACAAGTTTTATAGATAACACATTTCCATCTTTGAACTTTGAAGGACCAGTTAATAACAATGTTGCACATTATATTAGTGACACTGCAGGTCTATTTAACGGCTACCTAGCCGACATACATTTCATCGATGGTCAAGCATTAGCAGCAACAGATTTTGGTGAGACTGATGACAACGGTGTGTGGCAGCCTATTGAATACGCTGGGACATACGGAACAAATGGCTTCCACCTCGACTTCAAAGACAACAGTTCAAACGCTGCGCTTGGGAACGATGCTGCTGGTAGCAACAACTGGTCTGTTAATAACTTAACGGCAGTTGCTGCCAAGGAAAGTGCAAACTGGCTTGCCATGGCAACTGGCACTCCTTTTAACAGCAGTCATTTACTTTCTTATGCTTTCGATGGCAATTCAAGTACTCAAGCTGCAGCAGGGCAAGGCAACACAATGTCGTTTACTCCGTCTCCAGCGATAACGGGTATTTCTAAAATAAGAATCAAAGCCAGAAGAGATAATGGTGTAACAAATGCTGGTCTTTTTACTTTAAACGGAACTGCTATTGGGGGTAGTTGGTCAGAAAATTCAACAGCAACTGTTGAGATTACTACTCTAGGTGGCTCTGCAATTACTCAGCTAACTAATTTAAGTTG